GCCTCTGATAAAGAGGCTTTTTGCTTACATCCGCAGGCCTTGAAGTTTGATGATCCTGTCTATGGTAATCATTCGAAAAGAACTTGCCGAGCAATGAGAATGATTGGTGAAGAATGTGGTCCAATTGGTAAACTGTGGGTAACAAAGCCAGGGTTTGTGCCGACATGAAATACTACACCATCGTTTATCCCGATGTAACAGAATCAGGTCATGAATATGATCATTGGGAAACATTGTCTGAAAAAGAAATACTAGATCAATATTGGATACATTGGTTTTTAAAAATGGTTGACAATGGTGAACCCGATGAAAAACTCACCTCAGAGCAATGCATTGAAGACTGGTGCATTGTGCATTGGGCAGAGCGAAACTATTGGCGTGAGATGAAAGACTGTATAGAATAAATAGTGCCATGATTTGGTGATAAACCAACAAAGCATCAAATGTCAGACAATCCAGACTTCAAAAAATACAGACCAAAAAAGAAAAAAATTGAAGTACCAAAAGAGTTTCTAGACAATGCAAAATCATATGAAGATAAACTCATGTTGGTACAACACCTGACCGAAAGAGAAAAAAATCGTGTGCTGCTGGTGATTAAAGGTATGCTATCGGAGGCAGTAAAAAGCAAAGGTAAAGTGAAGTGAAGCAATTGTTGGAAATGTTACCCAAATTATTGGGTGCTATGCCTGAGATAGTCAAGTATATCAAATACATTCCAATATTGATGATTTTAGGTGGCATAGGCTTTGCGGCATACTATGCAATGCAGAATTACAAAGACCCTTATTTGTGCTATAATAATCAATTGTATGCACAAAAGTCTATAGATTCAAATGTATACATTTTTGTTGGTGATGTTTGTGTGAGTGGAAATGAGAACGAAAATAGACCTGCTGTTGGAGAGAATTAATTGGGAGTATGTCGTACTGTACTCCTTTTATGCCTTTTGTGTACTAGTAGCAATTACGGGTTACAATGTAGTCCGTAGCCAATTCCAGGCTGCCGAAGAGGCTTGTCAAAATCGCAACGGTATCTTGTTTCAAGAAAAGCAAGGTTCCTTTGTCTGTATCAAAAAGAAATCAGTTATCAATCTAGAAACAAATAATAGCCCTTGACAAACCCCTGACTTTCCGCCATAATTACACTGTGATGAGTTGATTTGGAGATGTCAAATGTTTAAGAATCTAATGGCTGAAGTTGAATCTATTCGGATTGCACGTGGGTACAAAACCCTTGAGGCAATTGCTTTTATTTTAGAATATGAGGACGAGTTTCCTTCTGAGGTGCGCCGTGAGTTGAAAAACTTTATGCGTGAGGGTGCTAAAATGTTTGCTCCTGTGGAGGCTGTATGATCGGTGAATCTTTTCTTGACGGTATGCGTGTGATCGGTATGTATATGGGTGACTACCCCGTATCAGGTACGGTGAGGCTGAGTCGTGTAAAATATGGTAGTGGTATGTCGCATCATGTAACGCTAGACAATCCGATTAATGTATTCGGTGCGGTGCGTGATTCGGTTATTTTGAATGAAAATGAGATAGCGGGAGTATTATAATGTATATTGCGAAAGATTTTGGTACCGTGCGGATTGTGCATGATGGCAGTCCGTTTGATGTACTGTATGATGTAAAAGTAGAACGACTGGTCAACGGTGAGTGGAAATTCTATGACGGCTACAATAGCCTGTCAAATGATTATGCATTCTCTGAAGCAAATAAATCTGCTGCCAGAGCATTGAAATTGAATTAAACCAGTCAAAAATGCTCAAAAAATGAAATTTGACCACTTCTGGTACGCCGGCTTTATGCTGGCGATTTGCATATGTCTGTACCTTTTTCACAAGACACCGCTATGAATAAGAATACTCAAAAATACTGTGATGAGGTCGGCATTGATATGACATACCTGACCAACACCAAGCAAATTGTGCTAATTGAAGAACTGGTCAAACGAGTGGCTGAACACTGCGCCCAACTATGCGGCTCACAAGCCGACAAAAAAATCATACGGGCGGCATTTGATTTGCCCGTAGAATCTAATGTACAATATGAAGCACCACCAATCCACGGCTCAGTGACGAGCCAGTATACCCGACAATATAATTTACCAAGGAGTGAATGATGGAAAATGTATTTGGACTTTTTGTTGTAATTTTTGCTTTGTTTATAGGCGGTCTTCTGGGCTATGACACCGGAAAATCTGCTGAAAGAAAAGCACTAACCGAGTGTGAAAAAACACTGCCACGCAATGTACAGTGTACAATCATTGGTGTGCCAGTAGATAAGAACTGAGATGACCAATGACCGACAAGTTTGACGATTTGATGTATCAGGCAGGTCTGACGGCTCAAGGCGGCTGGGATCAGATGGATGACTATGACCGCACTGCTATACTCAAGTTTGCCGAGTTGATTATTCAGGAATGCTTAGGTATATGTGAAGAACTGGGCGATAAGGGAATGGATGGTCATTATTGCGCTGATAAGATTCTAAAACATTTCGGAGTTGACCAATGACTGATTTTGAACAAGACTGCTTACACTTCTATGGTAAAATACTGGAAGGTAAGTACAAGCATTATTGTCCAGACTTTGACTATCTGCCAATAGATGAAACTTGTTTTGAATATCAATTTTGCAAATGTGAGTTTGAGGACATAAAATGACCGAACGAATTAGAAAACTTGCGGAACAGGCTGGTATTGAATTTGATGATGATTTCCCATTAGAACCTGAGACAATCTATTATCTTAAACTATCAGACTTTGAAAAGTTTGCCGAGTTGATTGTGCGGGAATGTGTAAAAGTAATGTATGATAATGCTATAGAACGAAAAGTTCCGCCAGATATTAATCAAACACCTACACATTATGCCATTGCTGTATTAGAACATTTCGGAGTTAACCAATGAATGAACAAGACCTGGTATACCGACTGCGAAAACGGGCTGAGATACGCCGCCAGATTCCCGACCGCAAGTCTGTACAAGAAAACAAACCCGACCGCATTGCCGACCTGCTGGAAGAGGCAGCCGATGAGATAGAACGGCTGAGAGCAAATGAACAATCACCCAACGGAGCATAATATGAAAACATTGTATGAAAAAATAATGAAGTACCGTAGACCTATCGGCTATACAATCGGTACCATTAATATACTAAACGGACTTGCTGACCTTGCCCTTGGCTTTCCTGTATGGGGCATTCTATGGATTATCCTTGGTGCATTGATCATAGCCGATGCAAAGTATAGCCCATGAACACCACGACCGAGATTCTCACTATACTACAGGAAGAAGCCGCCGAAGTAATTCAGATAGTCTCAAAGATACACCGATTCGGACACCACTCAGATAACATTAAAAGACTAGAACAAGAACTAGGCGACCTTCAGTGTATGATTGACCTGTGCATTGAACACCAGCTGGTAGACGAGACAAGAATCCAGCTCCACTCCAAAGATAAGCGCCAAAAGCTCAAGACCTGGAGTAACATTCCAATTTGACAACAAAATCTACCTCTTGACAATTCCCCACATTCCAGCGATAATATCCATGTTGAGAGAGAAAACGAGGAGTTATCAAAATGAACAAAGTTTTTATTGTTGTTGAAGTGATACCATATGAGGGTGATACCGTGCTACGTGTATTTGGAGACTATGATTCTGCACTGTACTATGGCGAAGGCCTAGTGGTAGACGGTGTAATTGATGAGTTTGACATATATGAGCGTGAAGTTTACTAATGCCTAAATTCCGCACCAAGACCTATCAGGACGCCGTGGAGATGGCTGCTAAAATGATAACAGTAGATGGTGACGGTGCCGCTGAACTAGCCATGATAGCATTTATATACGGACAACACCCCCATAAGGTGATGACGGATATAGCACAATTTCATAAGCGATGGGCTAAGTTGATAAGCAAAGACCGTTCGGAGATGGTATAGGAGAGCGTAGGAGCGACCGAACTTTGTACCGCTTAGTGGTAATTGTGGTGCTTTGTTGGTAGATTGTGGTGTGCGGTGGTGTGCAGGAGGCGTGTTATTCAGGCCAGTGATAATGATTCTCAATTACCTGCAATATAATGCATTACACCGTGCTATGGTAGTGTAGAATAGTGGGATTTTGTGGGATTTTGTGGGCTGTGACCGCACTATTTATGGCGTGCTGGAACCGTGCGTGGTGGCGGCATACTAGATGTAGTGTTTTCCGCAGCACCGCATACTACCCCTAGTATGTACCGCAGCATGTCCTGCTGCACCGCCCGCCACCCTGGCTGCCGCACCACAAAATGGTTGACAATCTACCGCAATTCCGCCATAATCTAACCGTGATGAGATGATTGTGGAGATTGAGATGATTGCTTTTCTGATACTATGTGTGGCGTTGTTTGTGTGGGGCGCCTTGGCTACTACTGTTACTACTCTGGGTTAATAAAATGGAAATTTCTTGTCTGAATGTTCCCGGCGGCTGGCAAACCAAAGTCTACACCGCCGATGGTAATGACTGGTTGTTCGGTCCTGTATATAATCGTGTAACGGACTTGTGGGACTGGCAACGGGCGAATCTGTTCAATGTAGCAGAAGGTTATCGTTTAATTAAGGATGCGGTATGATGGATTTTCTGAACTGGCTTTTGTATGTGGCCGATGGTGCGGTGGTTGTTTTTCTGACAATTGCACCTTTTGCAATGGGCTACATTGCGTGGGATGCGATACGTGACAGGAAGATAGCAAAATGATAAAGCCGTCGAACTATTATGCCATTGTCGAAAAAGCAACAAATCTAGTTGCTGCAAAGGGTAGCAAAAAAACAATGTTGCGTATAATCAAAGCAAATCGGGGTGTTTACACTTTAGCAATTACTAGTCGCCCTGTGGGTGCTAAGTTTGCCGAATAACTGGTTGACAGATTCCGCTGGTGCCAGTATAATGTCCTTGTGGTGATTGATAAGGAGATTGTGATGTTTACCTGTGATGGCAGAAAGTTTAAGACCTTGAGAGCCGCTGTGGCCTATGCTACAAAGGCCTTTGCAAAGACCGGTGTGGTGTTAGGTATTGAGCCTGTGGTGGTGTTGAACAAGAACCCTGGTTATATTGCTTATCTTGCAAATGGAATGAAATTATGATTATCCGCCGTGAAACGATTAATGAGATAGCCACCTTGAAGTACCTTGGCTATCCTGTGTGGCGTATTGCTGCTCTGCTGAACATTGCAGTGGGTGATGTAGCCGAAGCCATTAAGACCTGGAAACTGTAAGGAGCATAATATGATTAAAGCACTATTTACTGATGCCGATGTAGCAGAGGCCACCAAAGGCATGGGTGCCACTGTGTGTAAGCCCCGTAAGGCCAAAAAGCCAGTATGCCGTGCCAAAGCCTCTAAGGGCTTTGTGAAGGGCTCTGGTGGTATTGCTGCTGGCTACCCAACGAAGGCCTTTGCATAATGAAAAAAGCATTGTTTAGTGAGGCTGAAGTAGCAGAGGCCGTGCAGGAGTTTGAAGTCTACATGGCACCCCGTACTGTGGTGGCAGGTGGGCGCAACGGTGATGTAAAGGTGTACGGAGAAAATCCTAACACCCGTAAGCCGCCGAAGATTAATCCCTATGATGAGGATGAGGAAATAAATGGGCTACTACAAGAACTTGGTAATTGAAATCCTGGAGATGAGTGATGCGGGATGCAGTGTGCCCTTCATTGCTAATTACTTGGGCGTGGCAGTGCTAACAGTGAACAATATACTGGAGATGTACGGGCGCCCTGAGGGGGCATAGGGCAGCGGGGGCAGTGTGTGGTGTGGTGTATGGTGAAATCGATAAGCGGTCTAGACAATGAGCCTCCTCAAAGGAACATGCTATTTCAAAGCAAACCTTATTGACGCCGAACTCCAGTGAAATCGCAAATCCGCCACTGAATCGCACAAAAATTTTTTTTGGAGGTATAGGATGTACCAAACCCGTCAAGCAACGAATCGTGTCCTGGAGTTGGTTGAAGATGGACTGCTGGATCGTGACACCGTGATCATGGCTTGTCTGAAGTATATGTCCGAAGATGATGTAGCGGATATGGCACGGTTGAATGAATTCTTTTATGATGGCGAAGACTATGATGATGAGGACTACGAAGATTAGTGGCCTATAAGCGCAAAACGAAGAAGACCGGTGACACCACACGAAGAACCACGACACAATCTTCAAAGGGTACACGGATCACTAACACCACTAAAGGCTCACTAGGTGGTAAGAATAAGCGCACGTACTCATGGTCGTGGAACAAAAATGGTACTATGCGACAAACGACCACTGATAATCGCAATGGTTGGATTACACGGAAGAGTAGGACAATTGGAAGCAAGGTTCGCAGGAGTCGCTCGTCAAGGAAAGGTAATGCTGGAGATGATATTATGGTAATGCTGTTGCTGGGACTACTATTGCTACCATTCAAGGTGGCATGGTGGTTGCTGGTATTATCATTTAGACTACTATTGCTATTACCATATCTAATTGTCATTGGTATCATTATTGCACTATTCATGTTATTATGAGCATAAAAATACTTGTTGGAATTGCAATTTTTCTGGTCGTGAATCTTTTGATAACACTATGGCTTCGTTATCAGGATACTAACGATGGGTGGCTGGAATACTTTCGTCGGAATGGTCAGAATAATGGTTGACAAAGTGGGGTGCCTCGGCTATAATGGACTCTGTTGAGATTGAGATGAGGTTGTCATGAAAGCAATATTTACTACACAGGTCTATGAGAATTATGCATGGCGTGAGGACGGTACGATTGGTACCGGTGAGGATGCATATTTCAAACCTAAAGGTGGTGATGAGTACGTGGTGCGGAATGTTGATAAATCGCAAATGACTCGGATTCTGGCAGAGGTGAAGGCTCAGGTTGAGGTATCAAATGATTACTTCCGTGAGACTGTGGTTGATCTACAGTTGGTTGAGGATGACTATCTGACAGAGTATGAGCGTAGCCAGCTGGAGTGGGATGGCTGCATTGTTTATTCACCGAAAGAACTTGAAATGGAGTTTGCGTGATGAACAAAATGGAGTATTTGAAACGGGCACAAGACTATTGTGCCGCACGGAATGATGAAAATTGGTTTGCCGAAGTTTATACTCGGTATCGTGAGTATTATAGTGTTTCGGATTCTGTATGGTGTGCGCTGACTTGGCTGTATGATAAAGATACGGCTAAGTTGTTGAAATACAAATACTGTGAAACTGTTTTGTAATGGAGAAAAACATGGTGAAAGATGATCTGGCTGTTGCGCTGATTGGTTACAAAGATAATATCGTGGCGAACTATGTGAAATGGTGTGGTGATGCCGGTATCTCGGACATCGGACAGTTCGGTGTTGAGTTTGAGCCGGGGTCTAAGTACGTAAAGGTCGTGAAAATCTCGGCTGGTGGCTCCCGCTCGGTACACTCGTTCGTAGAGAAAGAAACGGGTAACATCTGGAAAGCGGCTTCATGGAAAGCACCAGCAAAGAACTTTGTGCGTGGGAATGTGTTTGATTCAGGCACTTATCTGAATCGCCTACAATGGACAGGTATTGCTTAATGAATGAATCGTTTGTGGTGAAATGTCGTGAGTGTGGCGATGAACACTTGACAAGTGAAGTGAAGTTTGTTAATATAGAGGAAAATCTCTATGGAGAAGATGTGGCCTATTTCATTTGTTCTGTGACTGATACCATCACGCAAAGTCTGGTGTTTCGCCAATGAAAGATTATGACTGGGAACGGTATTCTGAGAAATACTATTATTATGACACCTTGACTGGTAAGATTGTCGGTACAGTAAGCAAGATTGCACTCCAGGAAGTTTGGATTGGTCTGGTGTATACGGGTGAGTACACTTTCACGGTTCAGGATGAAAAGCATCTTGGCCAGTATATCAATTTAGAATCCGCTAAACGGGCAGTGCAGTTTTTTTGGGATCGTGAAAGTCGTACATTATTGGAATGACATGGGCATCATTATTTTTGCTTTACAATTTTTGTTTGTATTTCTTTTTTGGAATATGTCTACGGTCGCCGCTGATGAAGGGCGACCTGGTTGGGCATTTGTCTATTTGATTATTTCAGCAATGAACGGTGCTGCTGCACTGTCATCTATTTTTTAAGGAGATATCATGCCCAATTGGTGCGACAATACATTACGGCTTTCAAGTGAAGACAAAGCCAAGTTAGATGGTGTTGAGAATGAACTATTCAAGCGAACTGATGATGGTCGGTATGCTGGTTGTTTGTTTGAACACTTTCGGCCGAATCCATCGGGTCAATGGGATTATGACTGGTCAGTAAACAATTGGGGTACCAAATGGGACGCAAGTATCATTGATTGGGAAAGGCATGATGATGAAAATCTGACTATCTATTTTGAAACCGCATGGGGTCCGCCTATCGCATTGTATGATTATCTAACTGAACAAGGCTGGGGTGTTGAAGCATTCTACAATGAGCCAGGTACATGTTTTGCAGGTAACTATGACAACGGGGCTGATGAATGTTATGAATATGCGGATTTGTCTGCTGATGAAATTGAAGAAGAACTGCCACATGAACTAAATGAGATGTATGGTATCTCAGATTACAAACGTGATTGGGAAGCAGAGAACGAAGAGGAAGAATAATGGTACGTTACGGGGTACATTCAAATAGATTTCAAGGCGACTACAAAAAAGTATTGACGGTTTGTTCTGCCAATATGCTCCGTTCGCCTACGATGGCGCACGTGTTATCTGCTGAACCGTATAACTTCAATACACGGTCGGCTGGCACGGCGGGCTACGCATTGATTCCTGTTACTGAAGATTTGCTGATGTGGTGTGATGAGGTCGTATGTGCTGACACTGAACATGCATTATGGGTTCGCAACAAGATGATGGAGTGGATGCTTGACAAGCCTATCATTGATTTGCAGATTCCAGATAATTATGAGTATCGTAATCCAGAATTGATTGAACTAATCAAGGAGCGTTATGAACAAAGAACTGCTGACTGAAATTGCTAAACAAACGGGTGGTTCATTTTTTGTGGATGTTTTCAAATCACACCAGGAAAGATATGCACTCCAATTGTTATCCGAAATATATCAAATCTATCAAACAGGTGAGAATACACCAGAAGATTATTTGGCAATAGACTTTTGGGATGACATTGTGCAACGTTTTCAACTTGACAACACTGAGATAGAAAAGTTGCTAAAAAGAAATGGTTGACAAAGTACCGTACCACCGCTATAATTATACATGTTGATTGATTACATGGAGGTTTGTGATGGCTTACGTATCTCAAGAATTGAAGTCTAAGTTGGCACCGAAGATCAAGGCGATTTGCAAAAAGCATGGCGTGAAAGCCAGCCTTGCTGTTCGCAATCATTCGACCTTGGTGCTGAATGTGAAGGCTGGTAAAATTGATTTTATCAGCGATTATGGCGATAGCCCTGAAACACGTGCCGATGCTGAGAAGTTTGGCATTCAGGTGAATCCTTATCACTACAAAAGTCATTTCAATGGTGATGCGTATTTCTTTCTGTCTGAAGTGATTCCGGCGATGAATGCTGGTAACTGGGATAAGTCTGATATTCAAGTTGATTACTTTAATGTCGGTTGGTACATTGATGTAAACATTGGTAAGTGGAACAAACCTTACGTTTTGGAGGCGTAACATGGATCAGATTGATAAAATGATTGCTTATGAATCAGGTGAGTTGCACTTTGATGAAACAGTTGAATTTTTTCAAGAGTTGATTGATTCGGGTCTGGTGTGGCATTTGCAAGGTTCGTATGGTCGTGCCGCACGTGCCTTAATTGATGAGGGGTGGTGTGTACAATGATGAGTGAAGCAAGAATCGTATCGAATCGTATTCGTACACCTGACGGTACGATTCTTGAATCTAGGCATCGCCATGACTATGTGACCTATGTTGATGCAAATGGTAAAGAATACATGGTTGATGGTGGGCTGGAGTATCTGCGCCGCAATGTACATGATGATGCACCGTATGAGGAACTGTCGGTGTATGATGATGCGCCGTATGCCCTAGTTCGTGAAGTATTCAAATGGGGCACACGTGGTAAAGATGGTAAACAGCCTTTGACATATGTGCCACTCAAAGACTTGACAAACGAACACATTGAGGCTATACTTGATACTCAAATACATATTAGTGAACGCATACGAAAACTTTTTATTGGTGAATTGACGTTTAGGGGCGTTCAGAGGGATATATAGAGTTATGAACAAACTAATACACATTACCAAGCAGTGCCCAGAGTATCGCACATTTAGCGATAATGGATCATGGGCGCCCGCATCGGAGGTTTGTGTATAGATTGTAGTTTAGTTCAAACTGTATACAAACCCCGAAATCCAAAAGGCTTCGGGGTTTTTTGTTTTATATCTGAGTGTAGTTCAGCCTGGTAGAATGCCTGCTTTGGGAGCAGGAGGTCGGGAGTTCGATCCTCTCCACTCAGACCAAAAAGTAGTTGACAAAGTTTTGATGTTTCTGTAGAATGTTGTTTGTTGATTGATCTTTAAAAAATTTGTGAGATGCACCCATCGTCTAGTGGTCAGGACATTGCCCTTTCACGGCAGTAACACCGGTTCGAATCCGGTTGGGTGTACCAATTATATTATGGGTGTGTAACTCAGCTGGTTAGAGTATCAGACTTTTAATCTGAGAGTCGTGGGTTCGAATCCCACCGCACCTACCATATTGAAGCACATTGGTTCTGAGGGTTGTTCCAAAGATAATTAACTCCAATGGAGTCCCAATGTGCTTCAATATGGCATGTTAGCATAGTTGGCCTAATGCGCCGCCCTGTCACGGCGGAGACCACGGGTTCGAATCCCGTACATGTCGCCAAGTTTGTTGCTCAGTAGATCAGTGGTAGATCAGCGGACTGTTAATCCGTGTGTCGTAGGTTCGATCCCTACCTGAGCAGCCATATTAGATTTGCAGTCTGTAAGCCATGGGCTTGATCATGCCTGCGTAACTATGTACACAAACGGTAAAGCCGGCCGGTCATTCCGTTGAGCATAGCAAATAGTGCAGACTGCAATTCTAATATTGTTGGGAGTTCGCCAAGTTGGTAAGGCATCGGATTTTGATTCCGACATGCATAGGTTCGAATCCTATACTCCCTGCCAGTGTTATTGGGTTGAATGCTCTAATGGTAGGGCAGCGGACTGTAAATCCGTGGCTTCGGCAAGTAGGTTCGATCCCTACTCAACCCACCAACGGTCTTTAGTAAAATGGATGATTACGGCGGGCTACGGACCCGCAGGTGGGAGTTCGATTCTCTCAGGACCGGCCATATTGAAGTGTTGTTTAGGGTGGCATGTAAAAGTTTAACAAGACTTTGGGGGCTGGAATTCCCGATCTGTGAACAGCAGAACACTTCAATATGGGGAATTGGCGTAATTGGGAACGCAGTAGATTTGCATTCTACAGTCAGCAGTTCGAATCTGCTATTCTCCACCAAAGTTTTATTGCCGATTTAGCTCATCTGGTAGAGCAGGCGCCTTGTAAGCGTCAGGTGGTGGGTTCAAGTCCTGCAATCGGCACCAGTTTTATTGCGGGTTAGGGAAGTGGTCATCCCGTTAGGCTCATACTCTGAAGATCGTTGGTTCGAATCCAACACCCGCTACCATTTACAGGCGAAACGTGAAAAAAGAAATTGATGTGAACGAAGTGGCCGCATTTCTTGAAACATGTGGTCCCGATACAAAAGTGTATATCGGTGCTGATTCTGAACGATTTCAGATTGACGGCGAATGGTATGCTGATTACATTCTTGCTGTTGTAATTCATATCGATGGTCGTCATGGGTGTAAGATATTTGGTGCTGTACAGCGTGAACGTGATTTCGAACAAAAGAAAAGTCGGCCACGATTTCGGTTGATGAATGAAGTTTATAAAGTGGCAGATTTGTATTTGAAATTGTATGAAGTAATACCACATGATATACAGATTCATTTGGATATCAACCCAAGTGAAATGCATGGTAGTTCATGTGTGGTAAATGAAGCGATTGGTTATATACGTGGTACGTGTAATGTGATACCATTGATAAAACCAAAAGCATTTGCTGCAAGTTATGCGGCAGATAGATTTAAAAGTTTAGTAGCGTAGCGGGTATAATTCAGGGGTAGAATGTTTCCTTGCCAAGGAAAATGTCGTCAGTTCGAATCTGACTACCCGCTCCAATATCTCGGTGTGGCGTAATGGCAGCGCAGCGGTCTCCAAAACCGTTAGTGGGAGTTCGATTCTCTCCACCGAGGCCAATGGTAGACAGCACTGGTGTGCGGCGGAGACTTATAAACTCTGGAGAGTGGTCAGATGGGCTGCAACGGCTAGGTTCGAATCCTAGGTCTACTACCAGAACAATGGTGTCTATAGTGTAGTGGTAGCATTACTCTCTGTGAAAGAGTAGGTACGGGGTCGGTACCCGTTAGACACCCCAGCAGTAAGGTGCTTTAGCAAATGTGGTCATTGCAGCGGTCTGAAGAACCGATGAAGTTAGTTCGATTCTAACAGGCACCACCATTGTCCTGTAGTTCAATGGTAGAACCTACGACTGATAATCGTATAACACAAGTTCGATTCTTGTCAGGACAACCAGAATGGTAGTGTAGCATAATGGTAGTGCGCCACCTTCATACGGTGTCAGGTGTAAGTTCGAATCTTACCACTACTACCAATATAAGTAAGCGTGTGAGGCGATGTGCATCGTTAGTTCAGTGGTAGAATCCCTGCCTTACAAGCAGGTTGTCGGTGGTTCGAATCCATCACGATGCACCAATTATGCAACGGTGGCAGAGAGGTCCAATGCAAGGGACTGCAAATCCCTAAAGCCGTCAGTTCGAATCTGACCCGTTGCTCCAGTTTTGGAAGTGTGGCCGAGTGGTTTAAGGCACTAGTCTTGAAAACTAGCGATTCAGTAATGGGTCCGTGAGTTCGAATCTCACCGCTTCCACCAAATGCTTCGGTCAGTACGGTGGGACGTACAGATGGACAACACTAGGACAAGGTTCGAATCCAAACTGAAGCACCCTATTTCAGTAATTTTAGGAGAGTTGGCAGAGTGGTAATGCACCGGATTGCTAATCCGCCGTTTCGAAAGAGGCGCACAGGTTCGAATCCTGTACTCTCCGCCACTTGACAAACAATTTTTTCTGATGTATACTATATTCTATGAATAAAAATTCACAAAAATTGCGAAAACCACGTAATTTTGTTGCTAAAGACTTGTTCACGCCGAAATTCCGCATGAAAGTTGAGCATTCGGCGACAAAAATTCATAACCGAGCAGTTGAAAAACAAAATTTTAGGAAAAATTATGCCTTCTTCGGATGAAAAGTTGCAAAAAATTGAGCCGGAAACACTTTCCGGCGATGAAATGAGTAGATTTGATGGTTTTCACTTTGTTCCTGACTATGATGACTATGACGGCAACTATAAATTAGCATTTTTCAACTTCAAAGAAGAGTGGACAATGGCGGAACCCATTGAAAAGTCAAATATGGGCTACAAATATCACATGGCATTTTTCAAGGAAGATGAAAATGGCATGCCACAGTTTGATGATGCGTTTGAAGCAATACTTGGCGACCCAATTGTATACATAAAAAACCTTGTTGGCTCTGGTTTGTCTGGTTGTATCGTCAAAAAAACGGAACAATCAGAAAATTGGTGGGTAGAGTATCTTGATTTCATTACAAACGGAAAATTTAAGCAAAAAGTGAATGAGGCGTTAAATTCTTTAGCGGAGTAAATTATGACTACAAATGTTTTTTCTGGTAACAGCAAAGATGCAAAAAAAGGCCGTAAGTGGTTGATTAGTCTACTTGAAGAACGACCAATTGAAATTGTTTTTACGAAAAAAGACGGAACTGAGCGTACAATGAAATGTACACTGATGGAAGACTATCTTCCCGAAACTGTTGGTTCAGAAAAAGCAAAAAATGATGAAGTTCTTGCCGTTTATGATTTAGAAAAAGAAGGATGGCGTAGTTTTCGTTGGGATTCAATCAAAGAAGTTCATTTTTCATTGGAGAGTGAAAATGCCTAAGTATATCGTTGAGCAATTGTCTCTTTTTCGTAATGTTTATGTGATTGAAGCAGATTCCGAAGAAGAAGCGGTAAAAATTTCAGAAGTTGCTGATGATAATTGGCAAGAATGGCTCGGTTGTGTTAAAGTTGACATAAATGAGTATACAGACGAACGTATTGCTTACTTTAAAGACAAGCAATACTTTTGGTCTGGTGTAACATACAAAGATAGTGATGGATATCTTGCATATCATCACCCATCAGGTGAAGATGTTGAACGAAAAGAGATTCTCATCAAATAAAACATGCGGGATTAGTTTAATGGTAAAACTTGAGATTTCCAATCTTACGTTGTCAGTTCGATTCTGACATCCCGCTCCAAATTACATACCATGAATAAATCTTGGACTCTAGATGTAAAAGAACATGAAGATGGTAATCTCTTTATAGAATTACCTGATGAAGCCATTGCTGAACTCGGTTGGAAAGAAGGTGATTCAATTGACTGGGTTGATAATAAAGATGGAACGTGGTCACTGAAAAAAATTAATCATTCTATAGGAGATGTTATGAGTTTGAAAGGTACAAAAACTGCTGAGTGCTTGAAAGAGGCTTTTGCAGGTGAATCAATGGCAAATCGTCGTTATCTGTATTTCGCAAATCAATGCGACATTGCGGGTGAAAACGACCTTGCTGCACTGTTTCGTTCCACTGCTGAAGGTGAAACAGGCCACGCACACGGACATATGGAATATCTGATTGAAGGTGGTGCGGGTGAACCTGGTACAAGTATGCCAGCAAAAACAGCACGACAAATGCTAGAGGCTGCTATCGCTGGTGAAACACATGAATACTCTGACATGTATCCAGGTATGGCAAAGACTGCACGTGAAGAAGGCTTTGATGAAGTGGCTGATTGGTTTGAAACACTTGCAAAAGCAGAACGTTCTCACGCTAATCGTTATCAGAAAGCACTAGACAAACATTTATCTGAGCAATAAAAAAAGCGGCTACCAAGCCGCTTTTCCTTTTTTGTTTACTGGTTTTAATCTGTAGTATGAATCATCACTTTTGTTTTTCAATGCGGCATTTACTTGTGTCGCTAACATACCGTCACGTGTAACAAGAATTAGATTGTTGCCTTTATTTGTAAAGACAAAGTAAATCATTTCGCCGTCAACAAAATCAATTTTCAGCATTGTCGGTAGGCTTGGGAATTTCACAATCAACCCATTTTAGATTATTGTAATGTTGATACGGCCATGTGCCTTTTGGTATCAGGCACCTTCCAAGTTCCGGTTTTTCTGTAATGCGTACTTGTAACACAGACCATACAAGTAAAATGAAATAAAGAATGAGAATTGTTACGATGCTGTACTTGTATGCATTACATCTAATATATTCAAGTCTTTTTTCTCTTTTGATTGCTGCGATTCTGTCCGCTTCTCTTTTTTTCGCCCATGCGACCGACTGCTCTTTCTTCATTTTTTCCATCATGGCGAATACACGTGTATACAAATCGCCCAATTCTGGAGGACAATTATAAACCATAAGTTCACGAAGTTCTGCTTCCATGGCAGTCAAACGAGTTTGCATGAGAACACGCTGCAATGCTCTTTTACCTAGACTTGTTTCTCCTGTATAAACTTCTTGAGAATGTTTTTCTTCTTCTTCAAAGATAGCAGAACACTTGGCATAGTTTTCAAAGTAAACACCCAACTCTTCACCTATCTGTGTATAGATATCGTTGGGTTGTTTCTTACTTAACTCAAGTATGCGATTTTTTTCTTCTATGTACTGATTTTTCTCAGCAATAGTGGGCGGCTTGTCTTTATGACGAGAATTGAATTGCTCTTCTAAATCGGATAAAACACCTTTTACATCACCAGCGGCACTAGCAATTTCTTTGTATAACTCACAACCTTTTTTTACCGCTTGAACTGCCCCATTTGCCAAAGCAAACAGTGTCAACGGATCCATTTGTCTTTTTCGTAACCTTTCCTAGAAGAAACATTATTTGATTCAAAAAAGACAATCTTGACAATCACGGTATATTTATGCTATAATGTAGTTTCATGAATAAATAGGGTCTGAGGACATTATGAATCGGTCAATTGACATAAAAGCAATCTTATCAAACAACAAAGAACCCAAGTTTACGGGTGAGTTGTCACAAACACAACTAACTCAAGCCCTGAGTTGGTATGCTCAAAATCGTGATAGCAAAGATGCAACAAAATATGCTACCGAATACTTCAAAAAGAAACTCAAAATCCAAGCGCCGGACGGTTTAAAATCACAGTCTAGTACATTCGGATTCATTTGTCGGATTGTGAGTCTAGGTGGCGTCCTAAACGATTCCAACACTAGGTGGTTTAATGAGACAATCGACAAAATCAAACAGTCAACAACAGTTGTTAAAAGTACAACCACGACCGCTAGTGTATTATCAATTCAAGATCACATTAAAAGAAAAGCATCTGAATGTATCGGAGAATTGGAAGGTCAAATTGATGAATTGATAACTTCTGAGTTCAAAGCAAATGTCTCACCTTATGCAACAATGACAGGCATGGATGTCAAAAATGCACATACAAAATTTGTAATTGAACATTTTAAAACACGCCGTGTAGAATATGATAGTGTTTTGACAACGACTGATGCTGATGTCAAAGAAGCATATTCCAACTTTACAAAAGTGCAACTTAAAAAGTTGATAGCATACTGTGACCAAGTAATTGTTGACGGTATGAAATTGGCTGGTGAAGCAATTAAAACCCGTAAGCCACGCAAACGCAAGGCAAAATCTGCTGATCAAATTGTTGCAAAGATGAATTATGCAAAAGACTTTGCCGAATTAAAACTTGTGTCAGTTGACCCTAAAACTATTATAGGTGCAAATCAGTTATGGGTGTATAATGTAAAAACACGTAAACTAGGTGTGTATCAGGCCGCTGATGCTGCTGGTCTAAACATTAAAGGCTCTACGATACAAAACTTTGCCGAGAGTAAATCGGTAAGCAAAAAGTTACGCAAACCTGGTGTAACGATACCAGAAGTGTTGAAAGGTGGTAAAGTTGCATTGCGTAATGTGCTAAATGATATTCGTGCCGTTGAAAGCGCCTTGACAGGACGAATCAATGCTGATACAATATTATTGAGAACTGTAAAATGACAATTCGTGGTTATTACTATCGTAAGTTCAAATTTCACTTACGGGTTGCCTTTTTGTTTTTGTTCAAAGGGGCAATTCTAGGACAACATGTAAAATGATAATCTTTGATTATAATCAGGTGGCCATCTCTTCATTGATGGAACAAATCGGTTCATCTAAGAAACCGGTTGAAGAGGCACTAGTGCGACATATGATATTGAATGTGATTCGCACTTATGTCAAAAAGTTCAAGGCCACACACGGTCCTGAAGTTGTGATTGCTTGTGACAATCGCAATTACTGGCGCCGAGAATTCTTTCCACAATACAAAGCAGGTCGCAAGAAAACACGTGATGCATCTGGTCATGATTGGAACTCCATCTTTGAGTGTTTGCATAAAATCAAAGAAGAACTGAAAGAGCATTCACCATACAAAGTCGTTGATGTTGACACTGCTGAGGCTGATGATATTATCGCCACACTGGCTATCCGACAATCAATACATGAAAAGGTAATGATACTTTCTTCAGACAAAGACTTTGCACAGTTACAGCGATTTGACAATGTTGAACAGTATTCACCAATACTCAAGAAGTTCATCAAAGAACCACTACCAACTGTACAACTGAAGCAAATGATTATTCGTGGTGATAAAGGTGATGGTATACCTAACATTCTATCTGCTGACGATAGCATCATCAATGGTGTACGCCAAAAGCCAATCACCGAAGCAAAGATTATAAACTGGCTGAATCAAGCACCAGAGGATTTCTGCGAAGGTGAAATGTTGCGTAATTACAAACGCAACGAAATGATGATTGATTTAACCAAAGTGCCAGAAACACTTCAGAAAAGTATTATAGATACATATGAAAGTGCTGCTGGTCACACTAAGCAACACTTTATGAATTACATGATTGCAAACAAACTTAAAAATCTAATTGAGGTAATTGATGAGTTCTGAAAAACTATACTCTGAAATATTTGAGGAGTTTGAAAATGCCACAACTAAACAAGACCGAATAAACATTCTACGCCGTGAGGGTGATGAACGTTTTCGTTTCTTTCTTCAATTAGTATTCAATCCCGCCATAGAATTTGATATTGTGCTACCTGATAGGTATCGACCAGCAAAAGAACCTGCTGGTTTGAATTATGCTTATCTTGACACACAGATGCCGAAAATGTATCGGTTTATCAAGAATCATCCTATGCGTCCCGAAGGTTTTACCGCAGAAAAGACTACACAACAAATTCTAGTTATGGTAGAATCATTACATAAAGATGAGGCTGCTATTATACTTGATGTTCTACAAAAAAGATTCAAGGTAAAACATCTCACCGCTAATCTAGTTAAAGAAGCATTTCCCGATTTAGTTATATGAAAATTGTTGTTGTCTCTGGTGGATTTGATCCTATTCATTCGGGTCATCTAGCCTTGTTGCGTGAAGCATCAGGTATTGGTGACAAACTTATCGTTGGTCTAAACTCTGATGAATGGCTCACACGCAAGAAGGGCAAACCGTTCATGGACATACGTGAACGCCGTGCCGTGTTAGAATCAATTCGTTGGGTTGATGAAGTGTGGGAGTTTGATGATTCGGATGGCACCGCATGTGACTTACTTGAACGTGTAAGGGATCATTACCGTCAAGTGTTGCCCGTACTTTCAAATTATCAAATATGGTTTGCGAATGGTGGCGACCGCAATGAAACAAACAACGCAGAAGCAAATGTGCCCGGTATCAACTTTGTATATGGTGTTGGTGGTAGCAACAAAAAGAATTCTTCATCTTGGTTATTAAGGAGTTGGCATGAAAGTAGCAGTAGTGACACCGACAATCGGAGCAACAACGCTCAGTGATTGTGTTCAATCTGTCGATGAACAAACATATGATGATTTGACACATTACCTTTTTCTTGATGGTAAAGAACATGAGAGTAAAATTTGGCATCAACTTGAAGGCGCAACAAGAATCAAAACAGTCCGTTTGGAAGAAAATGTCGGCAAAGGCTGGTATGGCCATCGTGTATATGCTGCATGTGGTTTTCTTGTCAATGCTGATGTTATCTGTTATCTTGACGAAGACAATTGGCTTGAGCCTAATCACGTTGAGAAACTTGTGGAGAGAATCAAAAAAGGTGTTGATTGGGCATACTCACTAAGAAAAGTTTTTGACAAAGAAGGTAACTTTGTTGCAGAAGATAATTGTGAGTCGCTAGGTCAATGGCCAATCTATTTCAATAAAGATGCGTTTCACATTGACACATCATCATTCATGATCAAAGCAGACATTGCACGTAAACTTGGTGCAGCATGGTATGGTCAATGGGGTGCTGACAGACAGTTCTTTAATGCGCTGAAACAATACTTTCCAAACTATTCATGCTCAAGAGAGTATTCATTGTGCTATCGCTTAGACGGTAATCCAAATTCTGTGAATGCTGAGTTCTTTGAAAAAGGCAATGCAGAAAACGAAAAGAATTACCCGAATGGCTTTCCTTGGAAGCAGCAATTCAAAGAAGAGTATATTGTTGGACCTGGTATAACAATTGTGAGTGGATGATGATAATAGAAGACACAAGCCTCAAAGGCGTTAAATTAATTAAACCAACTGTACATGAAGATTATCGTGGCACAAATGTTGAAGTGTGGCACAAAGATAATTATGCTTCATTGGGTGTAAACTTTATTCTTGACAGCATTTCAACTTCACGCCGACACACACTGCGTGGCATTCATGGTGATGATAGAACTACGAAACTTGTTTCTTGTTTACATGGCACAATCTATCAGGTTGTAATTAATCTTGATGAAGATTCTGACCAATACGGTCAATGGCAAGAGTTTACGCTATCTGATCGTAATGGGTATCAAGTGCTGTTACCACCAAAACATGGCAATGCACATTTGGTGATGTCTGAGCAATGTGTATTCAGTTACAAACTAGATCAATACTATGACCGTGCTTCACAATACACTGTGAAGTGGAACGACGAGCGTTTCAATATCTTCTGGCCAATCAAAAACCCTATTCTTTCAGAAAGAGATAGATGAGAACAGCATTGGTAACTGGTGGTGCAGGTTATCTTGGAAGTCATTTGGCAAAAGCACTGAAGAAAGCAGGTTACACAACAATCTGCTTTGATATAAAGTCTCCACGCAACATGGTGTATTGGAATGATGCATTTATTGGTGATGTTCGTGTTTCAACTTTAGAGCGACCATTTGAACAATATAAAATTGATGTGGTGTTTCATTTAGCAGGTCGTATTGAAGTTGGTGAGTCAGTAGAACAACCAGAATTATTCTGGAGTGTAAATGTTGGTGGTACATGTAATCTACTTTATACAATGAGAAAGTTTGATGTCAGCAATATTGTTTATTCTTCTACTGCCGGCGTTTATCGTTCTCAGTTTACCAGCCTCTCTGAGAAAGCGGAAATAGATAACAACAACCCATATGCTAACAGCAAGTATGCTGCTGAGTGTGCGATTCGTGATGCAAAAGTGAATCATATTATTTTCCGTTTTTTCAATTTGGCGGGTGCTGATCCTGATGGTGAGATGGGTGAAGACCATCATCCAGAAACACATTTGATTCCACTAATGTTCAAAAGTCTAAATAACGAAGAGTTCATCGTATATGGAAACGATTATCAAACAGTAGATGGCACTTGTATACGTGATTATGTACATGTGTCTGATGTTGCTGAAGCACACTTATTGGCTGACGAATATTTACAGAAAAAAGGAAAAAATCAACCTAGACTATTCAATCTAGGCACAGGTAAAGGTTATACTGTACTACAAGTGATTGATGCTGCTAAACAGGAACTAAAAGTTCCAATTCAATACACAATCGGTAAACGAAGAGAAGGTGACCCACGAAGGCTAGTCGCCAACTCTGATGCCGCCAAAGAACATCTGAAATTCAAACCCAAGCACGATTTAAAATCTATTTTGAGAACGGCGTATAATTGGTATGAGCGACAAAGAGACAGAGGTACAGGAAGTACAGTTTGAACACTATGCTCATTTTTTGTCTGGTAGCATTGACCCTACAAACACTGAGGCTGTATCACGCTGGCTACTTTATGCCAAGTTTAATAAAATTGAAAAGCCACTGACACTTCACATTAACTCAGAGGGTGGTAATCTGGGTGATGCGATAGGCATTGCTGATTTGATGCGTGGTGTTGGTATGCCTGTTCGTACACTGGCATATGGTAATCTAATGAGTGCCGCATTTGTGGTGTTTGCTGCTGGTGAAAAAGGCTATCGTGCGATTGGTAAGAACACGACTGTGATGATTCACCAGTTCAATGATGAAATGGGTGGTAAGTACCATGACATGCGGGCTTATGCTAAAGAGTGTGACAGGTATCATCATAAGATGGCAAAGATTCTTTCCGACTGTTCAAAACTGTCGGTCAAAGATGTGAAATCCAAGTTTCTGCGACCAACTGATGTCTGGTTGACAGCAGAAGATTTGATAGAGTATGGCATTGCAGATATTATCTTTTAGGAGCAATAAATATGTTGTCTGGCGGTAAGAAATATCAAAAACCGAAGAAAACTAAATTTCATAAAAACCGTGAGCAGTATGAGAGTCAACAATTGAAGAATCAAAAGCATCATGACAAGTCTCTGTACCGCTTACTCAAGCAGGAAAAAGATTATGTCTTATAAAGAACAAATCAGAAAACGCATACGGGAACTTGAAGACAAGATTGCTGAAACCAATGTGGATAGAGTTCAACTTGAAAGTCTGCGTTCGGAATTGGCCAGATTAAATATGCAGGAATTTGAAGAAGACCTGCGTACTGAAGGACAGCAACTACTCAAAGGATAAGTCAAGTCTTCTGTTCGTATAAATAAGCGAATAGGAGACTACTATGCCTTTAGACAAAATTACTGTTGACAGCATCTCTGCGAATGCTGTCACTAACGTCGGAATTGCCAACGGCACTATTGTCAGTGTTGACTTGGCAGATCAAGCCGTCATCGGTTCCAAACTGGGTCCTGGTGCGGTATCTGGTAATAACATATCAACCAACTCTATTCGTGGCAACAACATTGTTGCTGGTCAGATTACCAGTAACGTTTTAGCCAGCAATCTGAGTATCTCTCTCACAAGAGTTCTAGAAGAAGCAAACATTAATTCTATTGCTATTGGTGGCAACGTCAACATTGATGTTGCGAATAGCACCGTGTTTTTCTTCAATGCAAATACAACTGCAAATGTAACATTCAACATTCGTGCAAATACACAGAATACATTTGATTCAGTAACAACAATTGGTGAGACAACTTCATTGGCCATTGCGGTCAAGCATGGTACTGTGCGACATCAAGCAAACCTTGCAATTGACGGTGTAACACAAACATTATATTATGCTGGAAACACACGACCAGCAAACGTGTCAATTTCAAGTGCAGAAATCAATCTGTTCAGTTATTCAATATTCAAGACGGCAGCAAATACTTACACCGTCATTTCTGCGAATACACTCTTTGGTTTAGGATAAAATCTTGTGCCACTGATTTCGACATTTGCGGCTGGCTCATCAAGAGGATTTGGTCAATTCGGTGCAACTGGCGCTGGCGGCGCTTCTCTTATTGCTAGTTCTTTTTGGAGCACTTCTGGTTATACTGGTGCAGGAACTCCCGTTCCCGTTACCATGCCCACTGGAACACAAGCAGGTGATACTGTAATAATCATAAATGGTTTTTCTGGGTTTGCTTCAACAGCATCAACAACAAATAAAACTGGTTGGACCACAACCGTGTATAATAATGATACTACCAATGGTTATTATGGCACAATTTTAAGAAAATTATCAATTGAGTCGGGTGATTTGACGGGAATGACCGTAACACCTGCTGATACTAGTGGTAGTGCATATGGAACTTTTGCTGCCATTACTTTTAGAGGTATGCAAAGTTTTAATATTCAACTGAATGCTACAATTGCGTCTGGTTCTTCTTCTTTTAGTTGTTCTGGTATAACTAAGGGTGCAGGTTCCGATTTTATTCTTTCTGCGGTAAATGATAGGTCGGCTGGATCTTTGACCGCAGGAGCAGGATGGACGCAACTCGGTTCTATTAATTCAGCTGGAATATTTACACTTGGAGTTTCTTATAAAATGAGTTCATCTTATACGAATAATGAAACAATACCTTGGTCAAGAAGTGCAACAACATATCAGGTTGGTAACTGGACCATAGATGTTATTTAATAATTTAATTTAGGAAGAAAAAAATGCCAATATTAGCGTCATTAGGTGCAGGAGCAATTGGTGCATATAGAATGTTTAGACAGGTTATTGCCGTCACGGGTGGCGCTGATGGTATCGATTTTGATGGTGTGAACGATTATCTGTCCAGAGCATCCGATTTTTCAGGTAACATTGATAGTGGCACATTCACATTTAGTGCGTGGGTATGGAATGCCACTGAAGCGGGAATAACTCATGGAATTTATTGGGCTAATTTGGGTGGAGCATTACGTTTTAGAGTACAAATGCTTGACGGTGATGTAACTTTTTTAGGATATAATAGTTCTGGAGTGAACATTTTATATGGTACGAATAGTACACCTTCTCTTGCTGATAATACTTGGAATCATATTTTGATTTCAGTTGATTTATCAAACACAAGTAAAAGATGGGTTTATGTAAATGATGTCTCTGTAGGCAGTTTTCCCGGTACATACACCAATTCAAGTATAGATTTTACTGTTGATTCACACCAAGTCGGTCAAAGTGCTGCTGCTTCTCAAGAACAATATGGACGCCTTGCCCATGTATATCTTGATTACACTTATCGTGACTTGAGTGTTTCTGCTAATCGCCGTTTATTTGTCACAGCTAATTTGACACCAGCGACCGGCCAAGAAACACTTAGTCCTATAATGTATTTAAAATTGAATGATTCAACAAATCCAGGAAAAAATTCAGGTACGGGAGGTGATCTTACTTTGATTGGAAATGTGGAAAGGTCAGGTAGAGGACCAAATCAATATAACGTGCCTTATTCTGATTTGTCTGGCTCTGGCACCTATATGACAGTGAATTCTTTATCCGGTATAGCAGATAGTGCAACATTTACCTTTGCGTGTACATTCAACGTTGATAACATAGCAAATGATAATCCTCGTTTTATACTTTATGGTGAACCGAGCAATACAGGTAGAAGATTTCAAGTCTATCTTTCCGGCGGCAGATTAAATGTTTATGGTTATAATTCTGCCGGCACGGATATTCTTGGTGTTTATATGCAATCTGCTGATTTAGTTGTAGGAAGAAATTATCATTTCGTATTTTCGGTTGATTTATCAGATGTGTCTAAAAGACATTTTTATTTAAATGGACAAACTGTTAATTTAATTTGGTCAACTTATACCGCACAAAATATAAATTTTAGTGGAGCGGCTCCGAGATATGTTGTTGGTAGAAATGGTCCGTCCGACCAATGGTATCATGACGGTCGCTTGGGTGGTGTTTTCTTTCATACAAGTTACATCGATTTGTCTGTAGCGTCCAATCTTGCTAAGTTTGTGACTGGAACAGGAATTAATGCCAAACCGGTTGATCCTGGTGCTGATGGTTCCACTCCATTAGGTGTTCAACCTCTGATTTATTTACCAATGTATGGCAGAAATGCTGGAAAAAATTATGGTTCTGGTGGCGATTTTACCGTATCTGGAGGTCCTTACCCAGGCGTCAGAAGTGTCAATGAATATTGGGGAAGTTACGCTAGGTTTGATGGTGTTAATAGTTATCTTTCACGTTCAAGTGATTTGGCAATTTCAGATTCAAAAATAATGTTAATATCTTTTTGGATTTTTCCAAATAGTTTTGACTGTGACACTCTTAGTATTGCCACTACATCTAGTTCGGGAACAAGCCTTAGACTGTATTTTTCTCCTAATTCTGGCATGGCGCAATTTGGATTAGATGCAACGAATTCATCAGGAACACTTATTCTTAACGCCGGTAAACTCAATGCTTTGGATGGTCCTGGTGCAAAAAACCACGTGTTAATTTCATTTGACCTATCAAATGCATCAAATAGAGCAGTGTATATTAATGATTTGGCTGTAGCGGTAACTTGGAGCACCTACACAAATGATTTTATAGATTTAACTCGTCCTACTGTGCATATGGGTAGGTCAATTGGCACATCGTATCTTAATGGAAATTTAAGTGAGTTTTATTTGGCTACACCTTCCTCTTATTTTGATATTAGTCAAGAGTCTAATCGTCGGAAGTTTCGTGATGTTTTTGGTAATCCTGTTGACCTTGGTTCTGATGGTAGTACACCAACAGGAACTAAACCGGCCATCTATATGCGATATGATCCTAGTTCACCAGGTACAAATTCAGGCACCGCAGGAGATTTTACACCAAACGGTATGCTTGCCGGCCGCAGTCTCTAATTTTGTTGTAAAAATACAACATACTTGACAAAGGCAGTCACCCATAGTATAATGTATATACTATGAAAAATCTGCCTTCTGTTGGTTCGACAGTCACCGTAGATTGTCGCTATATTACTAAATCGACAACATTTACTGGTGTCGTTATCAAACCTCATCGTTGGCTAGATGCTAACGAATTCTGTTTACAAACTGGTAACAAAAAATTTCCAATATCTGTTATCAATCTAGCAAATGTTGTCAATCTGAAAATACTTAAAGGTTCAACAACAAATATCCGTAAGTTCAAAGTTGCCGGCTCAAAAGGTGAATATTTGGTAACATTATCAAATGAGCATTTTTCTTGCTCTTGTATTGGTTTCAAATATCACAACAAATGTAAGCATATCACTAAGGTAAAAGAAAAGATTACCTCTTGACAAGTGGCTCAACCCTTGATATAATGGTATTGTTATGATGATTCGTATATATTCCAGTTCCAAGAAAAAAAAGTTGACGAAGAAGCAATTGCAAGAACAGCAAGACTTCATTTCGTCAATCAACAAGATTCCGCTACCGTCTGGTGGTCGGTTTCCTGCTGCTGCACCGAAGAAAGTAAAAGACAAGCCACTGATGCCATATCGTGTAAAGCGTGAGGTATCACATGCTCCGAGTCTTCCAGACACTCACAAGGGTGCTTTGACTAAGACTGGCATTATGAAAGATTTTCACAAACTCACTGCTTCCGACCGTGAGATTGTGGCTGATGTTGCATCCTGTACGGCTCCGATGCACAAGGGTAATTATGTTTATGTTACTCCCGGTATCAATCCGGCAGGACTTGGTCGGAAAAATGAGGTGCTGTAATGGTTGCCAAAGTTACAGTATCATGTTATCATATAGTTTCATTCGTTGAATAGGAGTTTTTATTATGGCTCGTACCAAATCCGGCGCTTTGCCACCTTTTGTCAAACTGTTGACATTGTTGCAAGAAGGCGATGTTGTTACCAAAGATGAGATTGAATCTAAACTTGGTAATGATATCTATACTTACCGTCTGTCAACATACATTTGGCATATTAAGACCAATACCAATGGTGTCGTAAAAGTCATCAAAGATGGTCGTAATGTAACAGGCTATCAGATCACAAACCCTCAAGTTATCAAAGACTATCTAAAGTCTGTTGGTGCTGAGTCGTTTGTGCCTGGTCAAAATACACTAAAGCCTTCCGTCAGCAAGTTTGCAAACAAGCCTGTGAAAACACTGGCATCTTTGAATGCAAAACCTGCTAAGGCTAAAGCAACAAAACCTGCAAAGGTCGTTGCACCTGTGATTGAGGATGAAGTAACCGAAATCACCGAATAATCAGTTTCGGGGTGGCAGCCGTCAGCGGTGCAATAGGCTTGTCATTAAACAACAATGAATGTCGGGAGACATCCACGTGCCCCTTCTTTTATGAGGTGAAAATGTCGAAGTTCAAAGCATGGCTTGTTGACAAGTATTTACAACTTGAAAATCAAGCCATTCAAGCAATTACTACAGCAAATTTTTATGGCAATCTGTTCACTGAACGCCAAAAGTATTACATAATTGCCGTGTTCATGGCTCTTTTGGCTATGGCTGGTGCATCTGGCGCTGTTCAGTTTATTGGTTTGGTTTATATTATGGGTAAAATGACACCGGAGGACAAAGATGAAAACGAAAAGTAAGTTGATTTTTCTTGTGCCGCTGTTGCTATTAACGGCGTGTAACACAATTACTAAAGATCCTGTACACAATCCACAGGGCTTAAATAATGAAGATTTAATCAAAACGCAGATTGCAAAAATCGAAGCAATACAGCGTGAAAATGATCGTCGTGAGCAAGAACTCAAAATGCAACATCTCAAAGAGTTGCATCAAGTTCAGATACAAAGTAAATCTTCACCACAAACTGTGAATACAAACTGCCGCTTTCTCTGCTTCTGATGAATATCTTTTATCTTCATCCTGACCCACGGAAATGCGCCGAATACCACTGTGATAAACACGTGGTGAAAATGATTATTGAGTATGCACAACTCATGTCAACGGCGCATCGTATTCTTGATGGTAAAGAGTATTACGATTTGACGGCAAACAATCGTAAAATTAAACGCTGGCTTTTGCCCGATAAACGTGAAGAAGTTTTGATGAAAGCATCACACATAAGTCATCCATCAAACATTTGGGCACGACAGAATGACAGCAACTACACATGGCTGTATCAAATGTGGTATGCACTGTGTAAAGAATACACTCATCGCTATGGTAAAACACATTCGGTTGAAACACGACTAGTGAGTACAATAATTGCGCTACCGAACAACATAAGTGAAGGTGTGTTTACTGAACCAACACCAGCTATGCCTGATGACTGTAAGATAGTGAATGATTCGTTAGCATCATATCATAAATATTACATTGAGAAAAAAACCCATTTTGCACGGTGGACAAAACGACCGGCGCCAGAATGGTATTTGACTATATAAGATTAATGCCAACATACGATTTTTATAATACAGAAACAGGTGATACATTTGAGAAACTTCTGAGCATCTCTGCTAAAGAAGATTTTCTCAAAGAAAATCCACACATTCAACAAGTTCATCTTGGCGCCATGTCAATTGTCAGTGGCGTATCAATCACAGGTAAAGTACCAGACGGTTTCAAAGAAGTTCTGTCTAAAGTATCAGAAAGTCACAAACAATCTTCAGTTGCCAATAAACACGGTAAAAAAGGTGTCAAAGAATCACAAACACAAAGAATTGTAGATAAACATTTAGGAAAGTTTGGGCAGTAATTACATTATGTGAACCTTAGCACAAGGAGCATATATGGCTAAAAAATCTTTGCAGAAAAAAGTAGCACTACTGAATGACTACATCACAAAAGAGATTGAAAGAGAAATGACCACAGAAATAACACAAATAGAAAAAGAAGATCCTGCAAAGATAGAAAAGAAGTATCCTAGACAAAGTTACCCACACCACAGCCGAAATCACTACTTTACATAATGCGACTATTTGAACATGTAAGTTTACCACAATTACAATTTGACTTAACAGCGGAAACCACCGATAGTGGTAGACTGTATACTACGCCAGAAGGTAACAAGTATAAGTCTATCACTACGGTGCTTTCTCATTACAATAAGCAAGGCATATATGAATGGCGTAAAGCAGTTGGTGAGGAACGAGCAAATGAAGTGTCACGCAAGGCATCAAATCGTGGTACAAAGGTACACAAGATATGTGAAGACTACCTGAAGAATGAAATAAACGAATTCAAGATGCAGTTATTGATGCCTGACTTGAAAGAATTATTTTTCAAAATCAAACCTAAAATTGATGAAAATGTTGGTCAAGTTTATGCACAAGAACAAGCACTTTATTCCGACAAATATCGTATTGCTGGCCGTGTAGACTTAATTGCTGAATGGAATGGCAAATTGTCAGTCATTGACTATAAGACTTCCACGAAACAAAAAGATGAAGACTACATTCAAAACTACTTTATGCAGTGTACAGCATATGCGCTGATGTTTGCCGAAAGAACTGGTATTTGGATTGATGACATTGTGGTATTGATTGCTACCGAAGAAGGACCTGCACAGGTGTTTGAGCGACAGATACATGATTATCGGCAACCATTGATTGAGTATATTGATAAATATGCTTGACAAGTCGGAGGCACTATGCTATCATTCAAACAACACGTACAACTAGATGAAGGTAATCCACTTCAACAAAAAGTAAATAAACATTTGGCCTCCGGGCATAGTATTGGAGCATTGTCTCCCGAAGGTCCTCACACGAATACTCCGGAGAAGAAAAAAGCAGCCCACACTGAGATGCAGAAAGACCTAGAACATGCCCGTAAATCTGGACATATAGGTGGTTGGTCTGGACCACATAAAGGTGAATATCAATACGGTGGTGAACATGAAGTGAGCCATGAAGGCTCATATGTAGTTCATGCCGCTGAAAAAGGTAAAGAAGGTCATAATAAAATGGTTCATGCTTTAAAAAATGTTGGCAACAAGCATAAACAAGAATCTATTCTGGCTGTTCATCACACCTCACATGAAGGTAGTTGGCACCATCTTGATGCTTCTGCTAAATCAGGTAAAGTTGAAAACCAAGGTAAAGTGCATTACAATGTTAAAGTGAAGCCTGGTGAAGAAAGAGGTAAAGGTAGAACAAGGCTTGGTCCAAATCAAACTTTTACAGCATATAAGTAAAGAGATATTTTATAATGAGTTACTTGAAAGAATTAATTGATGAGATAAAGAAGAGTCACAAAGATTCTTTATTATTTTCGGAATTGTCTAAGTATCGTGCAAGATACATGGACTATTATGATAAAAATGTTTCTGCTCATCCAAAGAGTGGATTTTTTCATTGTATGAGTTGGGATGCCGAAAGACGCAACGAGTTTCATAAAGAATTTGATAAACTAAAATATAAAGTTATTGATGATCCAGTTGAACCTCTTCATGATTATGATTTGCAAGAAACTGGTATGAACAGATTACATGAATTGGAGAGAAAAATAAAAAGGGCATAATGCTATACGCACTCATTGTAACGGTTATCATTTCAGGTTCAGTTACAGAATCACAATGGAAAACTTTTGATACATATGAGGAATGCCATGAAGTGGCATCAACAATCGTGCGTTATAGAGATTACATCGTGGCACGTTGTGTGCTACAAGAAAGAATTGTTGTAACTCCTTCGAAGTGAAGGCATTCTGGACGGCGGTTCAATTCCGCCCACCTCCACCAAAAGCACATAGTTGTCCTAGATGAAAGAAACCTCTGAGGGCTCTAGTGGTGATTGTGTGCTTTTGATGGGGGTGACCTGGTTTCGACAGGGTGAGATAGTGGAGAAGGCAACACAGTAGGCGATGACTGTAAATCAAGCAAATAAATTATCTGCAAACGATAATTACTACGCAATGGCTGCTTAAATAGCCTTGCTGGGGTTTAAGTGGGCTGTACCTTATTACCAAAACAGTCCACATCATATTCAGAGATACATCATGCGTGTTTATATTGGTCCTTATACAAATTGGTTTGGTCCTTACCAATTAGCAGAACTACTTTGCTTTTGGGTAAAAAAAGTTCCCGATGAGCATGGCTTCAAACGACATCCAGATTGGGTTCATGATTTTGGTACTTGGCTGTCTGAAGATAAAAATGGCAAATCATCTTGGTTGAATGATTTCTTTAATTGGATTGACAGTCACAAGGAACGCAAAATCAAAGTACGCATTGACAAGTACGATACATGGTCAATGGATCACACATTGGCAAATATTATTTTGCCAATGCTCAAACAACTTCAAGCAACAAAACACGGTTCACCTATGGTTGACATTGAAGACGTGCCAGAAGAACTTCGTATAACTGGTTATGATGATGGCTCATCACAATTCAGATTGAAGTTTGAAGATGATGAGCAATTTCAAAAAGAATCATGGGATATCACACATCGTCGGTGGGAATGGGTGTTGAATGAAATGATTTTTGCCTTTGAACATCTGCTTGACGATTCATGGGAAGAAGCATATCGTTCGGGTGTGATTGATATGAAGTTTGTTCCTTGTGAAGACAATCCTAAATTATCAACTATGGTAGATGGTCCTAATCACACATACCAATGTGATTATGATGGTATGAATAAGGTATATAATCGTATGGACAACGGTTTTCGTCTATTTGGTAAATACTACCGTGGTTTGTGGGATTAAAATAACTAAATAAGTATACTGGCATCACACACACAATTCGCCAGTATAACACACACAGGAGTAAACACATGAGTAATCTTACACCGTTTGAGATTCGTCTTGAACTTCTAAAAATGGCGAAAGAACTTTTGTTAGAAGAGTATCATTCTAGCAAAGATCGCCTAACCAATGAATGGCATGTAAAGGTAGAGTCCGCTAAACTAAACGGACAAGCAATACCTGAACACCCAGCCTTTCCAACTTATCCCACAGAAAACGAAATCATTACTAAGGCACAAGCCTTGAATGGATTCGTATCTAACATTACAGCAGAAAAAACACAAAGCAAAAAAGCTGCCTGATGGGAACAGAGATGCTTCGGCATCTCTCTAACTAACAAGGAGAAATATGCGTTACATCACACTATTAATTTGTAGTATCTTTGCAGCATTCGTTGTATACATCGGTCATGCCGCCGCACAAATAAATGTGCCAGTTCAACCCAAAGTACAACTAGAAGATTTATCACCACAAGCAAGATCAGAAGTGGAATGTCTTGCACAGAACATGTATTTTGAAGCAGGTTTAGAACCACGATTAGGTCAACTTGCTGTAGCATTCGTTACACACAATCGTGTACACTCTGGAACTTTTCCAGACACATATTGTGGTGTAGTTAAACAAAAAGTCGGTACTGTTTGCCAATTTTCTTGGGTATGCGAAAATCGTCCTAAGGATATGATGCGAAAAGGCCTCTTGACATTAGAGAGCAATTCGTTGTACAATAGTGTTACTGAGTTAGCATTGGCTTTTTATCTTTATACTGAGAAGTTTAAAGATCCAACAAGAGGTGCTTTGTTCTTTCATGCAGACTATGTAAAACCTGGTTGGAATAATATGAAGTACACTGCACAAATAGGCAGACATTTATTCTACAATAAAGCAAAGAAGAGTTCATGAGTATTTTATCAAGTAAAAAGGAGAAGATGATGGAAAAAGGATTGAGTAGTATAACCACAGTATCATTTACTTTGGTTTTACTTTCAATCGTTGCTGCAACATGTCTTTATGGTTTGAATGACCGTAAACTGATGGCAGCAAATATTGAAAACGCTATTGCAAAAGGCATTGACCCATTGGCTGTACGGTGTTCATACGCCAAGAGTGATGATATTGTTTGTATTGCACACGCTGCTAATCGTAAATAAACGGAGATTATATTATGAGTTTTAATAGTGATGAACATTCATTCATGTTTCGCTTTCATTCCGCTGAAGGTGAAAGAGATTTAGAAATGAATTGCAATGCCTTATATCTCGGTGACATCTTTGATAGATTCCGTGACTTCTTGCAAGGATGCGGTTATCAAATTGATGGTCAGATTGATGTTATACCATTTGAAAAAGAAGAAAGTCCAGTTACTCTTGGTGAGCAACCTGAATTTAGTTTCAGCAATATACCACAAAATAACTGGCCATTTAGTTCAACAATGAACGATATAATACCGCCTTCAGCATAATGCCTACAAAAGATGAGATGCTGAAGTTCTCTATGCAGATAGAGGGTTTGGTGGCCAATACAGATTACACATATCTTGAGGCCATTACCGAACACTGTAAAGAGACAGGTTTGGAGTTAGAGGTTGCTGCTTCTCTCATAACTCCAAATCTCAAAGCAAAAATACACGAACAAGCAGAGCGTTTGAATATGTTAAAAGTGAAAGGCAATCGTTTACCGATATGACGGGATATGAAACATTTTGTTTATACTCTTCTCTCAAACTACACTTCAATTCAGATTCTTACGATTACTTTAAGTACAATGGTAAAGTAAGCACAAGTATTGGTGCGTTTGAGAATCGTAAAGACAAATGGCACTTTTACAAACTCAGCCGGAGATTCACAAATGTTGACATATGCCGTGATTTTGTTGTTGCTAATTTGGTTAGTGACCAGAATGTCTGGGTAGGACATCTATTGACCAATGAGGCTGATGCTGAGTATCGTAAACGCCAAAAAGTGATTCAATCATTGACCTACACTTTCACAAATGAAATTGAATCATTAATGAATCATAGTAATCCAAATGATTTGTTTATGTCGCATGAAGGTGAGTATCCAGACTTACTCATCAAATTGTTGCATGAAGAAGTCTCACTTGAAACTATTTGTATACTCAATCAGGTTCTAGGTTTTCTATCATCATGGGATCGTAAGATTGGTGATACGATTCATTACCCCAACATCAGTAAAAGAATAAAGAAATATACACCGTTCATACCATTTGAGCCAACGAAATACAAACTCATACTAAAGAAAGAATATGATGCGAATACAGAAAATTTATCTGGACATGGACGGTGTACTGTCTGATTTCAATCAAAGATACAAAGAAATCTTCAAACAAAAAGCATTAAGCACACGTGAACGTGGTGAAAAGCATGATGATAAATGGAATCAGTTCGTAGAAGGTAAAAACTTTGAAACACTTGATTGGTATCCTGGTGGCAAAGAATTATTGAAATATATCATCTCTCTTGATATACCTGTAGAGATACTTTCTTCTTCTGGTGGTCGTATGCATCACGAAGAAGTAAATCGGCAGAAAAAGGTTTGGTTGAAAAGACATCACATTGACTTTACAGCCAATATCGTACCTGGTCGCCATTTGAAAGCAACTTATGCCAAATCAGATATTATTCTCATTGATGATACCCAAGATGTTATT